TTTCTACCTCTTCCCGCGTGGCCGTTCCTTTGTCTTGCACATGCGCTTTGACTTTTTTAAATTTTGACCGATAAGAAAATTTAACGCGTGCTGTACCGTTGACTATGTTTTCCGGCCGCGCAACGACCGGCGTGATGTCTTTTCCGGTTGTGGTTTTTGTGCTGCCTTTTTTGGAAAAAATCAGCTTGCCGTCTTTAACCGAAAAAAGCGCGCCGTGCCGCTTTGCCAAACGTTCAGCAAAATGAACATCGCTTTCATCCTGCTGGCCGAGCCACTCATATTCATGCGCGCCAAGTTCTTCGTCTATTTTTGGCTCAAGATTGTTGTCTTTTGCAATGTCCGTAATCACGTCCTTTAATGTCTTGTTGTCCCAATGGCGCGACTTCTGGCTCTTCAGCCCGTCACGCATATCGGCGCCTTTTCCGGAAATTGATATTTTGAACGGAAACATGGAAACTTCCGGGTCGTCGACCGTATATCTACCGAAATACGCGACGCCGGTTTCTTCATAGCCTAGCCAAATTTCAAGGATATCGCCTTTCTTTGGAATTTCTACGAATGGATTACCGTCTTTAAGCTCAAGTCGTACACTGTCTGAAGTGACCCCGTTTTTGTCCTCAACGGAAACCGACATGAGGCGCTCATTAAAATTGCTCGCCAGAACTTGCCCATTCACCTTCACGATTGCCTGCGGAGTGACAGCACCCATCGAAGCCCCTGAACCAGAATTCAATCCCATAATGCCACCACCTCCCGTTCCGAAACCGACATGAGGCGCTCATTAAAATTGCTCGCCAGAACTTGCCCATTCACCTTCACGATTGCCTGCGGAGTGACAGCACCCATCGAAGCCCCTGAACCAGAATTCAATCCCATAATGCCACCACCTCCCGTTCCACCGTCGTTTGCTGTTCCGGTAAAACGATGACAGTGCCAATTGGCAGCGGATCCGGCAAGCTTGCAAGCCCTGGATTGTTTTGCAAGACCGCTTCAACATTGCCACTCTCTCGGCCATATATTTTTTTGCAAATAGCATCAAGCATCTCGCCTTGGTTGGTTCTGTAAACATTCATCTTGGCTCACCCGAACAACGTTTCGACAATTGACGGCATGTTTGACAAACGCCCGACGTGTTTTTTTAATGCAATTGAAAATTCGTTCCGCCGCGGAAGTCCGTAGCGGGTGTGATATGATTGGTCTTCGTCAACACTCTCAATGCGAAAATTGCCGAAGACATCACCCGCCAGCGTCAGCAACGGCAGAATAATGCCGGTTTGAGCAGACGATTGCAGCGCCCGCATTGTTCTCATGCCGCCGTATTCTTCCGGAAACAGCACGCCGCCGATCGTCAATTTTTCATCTTGTCCTCCGGTCCATTGTGCTTCATTGGGGCCTCCGACCACTTCGATTTCAGCCCAGTTCGTCGACACGCTTCGACCGAATTTATTATAACCAAAATTTGTGGCGTGGAACATGTAAGGCCCTAGAGCCATTGGTATTGGTGCCATCAATAAACTCCATCCGAAAACGCACCGGCAGCCGATTTTTGCACGCTTTGGCCGACCATTTCTGCAACTTTTGCCGCCAATGAATTGACGTCCATATTTTGGGCACCCGGTACGTTCAGTGTTATGCCTCCGACATTGACGGTGACTGCTCGAGCACCTGGGTGCGCCCCGCCACTTATAGGACTTCCAACGCGAGGGGCTTGGGGCAAAGAAAGCCTGCGCGCGGCGAAATTGTTGCGCAAATATTGGGCGGTTTCGCTTGCTTTTACGATAAAGCCGGAACGGCTTGGCGTAAAAAGTCCGACGACTTCGATTTCAGCCCAGTTCGTTGACACGCTCCGTCCGAATTTGTTGTAGCCAAAGTTAGTCGCGTGGAACATGTAAGGCCCTAGTGCCATTGGTATTGGTGCCATTAATAAACTCCATCCGAAAACGCGCCAGCCGCCGATTTTTGAACGCTTTGTCCGACCATTTCAGCAACCTTTGCCGCTAATGAATTGACGTCCATGTTTTGGGCACCTGGAACGTTTAACGTTATGCCGCCAACATTGACGGTGACTGCTCGAGCACCTGGATGCGCGCCGCCACTTATCGTGCTTCCAACGCGCGGGGCTTGGGGTAAAGAAAGCCTGCGCGCGGCAAAATTGTTGCGCAAATATTGGGCTGTCTCACTTGCCTTTATAATAAAGCCGGATC